AAGGAAATGATATGTTAGATGATTCTCAAAATGGTATTATTGATTTTTCATATGAAATTGAGAAATTAGTTCATAATAAATCTTTATCTTATATTGATGCTGTTGTTGATTATTGTGAGACAAATAATCTAGAAATTGAAGTTATAGCTAAGATTATTACTGGCGCATTAAAGTCAAAAATAAAAATTGAAGCAGAGGAACTTCATCTTCTTCCTAAATCTAATACAGCAAAACTTCCATTTTAAAAGGAATATTGATTATGAAGAACAATTCTAATACTTTTGAGCCCATTGAAGAAATGAATGTTAGACTTGCTAAGAAACGTGCCGGAATAATTAACAGTGTTTATGCACATTTTGTATTATATAATATTCCTGTTCTTAAAACTGTTCCGTATGTAATTGCCGGCGGATGTCTTGCGTCAGAATTACAAGGTGATGTGCCTAGAGATATTGATCTATTCTTTTTGAATTTATCTGATAGAATTAATATTCCTACTCATTTGGAGTTAGTTAAAAATAGTGATTTACAATATCATGATGATTCTCTTATCAGTTCTCATGTAATTAGATATAAGGGTCATATTGTAGATGAAAGATTGAAATATCCTCCATCAATGGATATTAACGTTATCTTAACTAAGTTTAAAACTTGGAAAGAACTAATAGATAATTTTGACATGTTACATTGTAAAATGGTATATGATCCTGAGAAGGATGCATTTTTTATTAGCAAAAAAGCTTATAATGCAGCTGTTGACAAAAAGATTGTTAATGCTAAGAATGTACCATTAAAATCATTTCGTGTTCAAAAATTCATTGATAGGGGTTATACAATTGAGAATGTCAGCGTATGAGACATATTGTCTTTTTCTGGCATTGAAAAATCATTTTACAACAAAATCATATGATTATTTCAAATATTCTGGCAAAACAAATGCTTCACAAGATTCTTTTATGTCCAGAAAAGATAGATTTCATTATCAAAGATTATGTAGGAAATGCACTGATGACCAAATGAAAGACTATATTATATCCAATCTAATTAAAGGAAAACTATGGGTTGGAGATTTACTTGATGATGAAGCTGAACAAAATTACAAAGAATACACTAAAAGAAAACAAGCATTTACATATCAATTCAGTAATGAAATAGATAAACTTTTCTCATCTGTAAAAGTTTCATCGGAAGTTTTTGATATCAAGAAAAATCAATATCCTATAATACTTAACAAATATCTCTCTGGAGAATTGTGCATTGAATTCTTTTGTGTGCTCAATAATCTTATTCAGTTTGTTGACAAATTTAACGACAAGATAGGAACAGATGATGTAATATGGTCTAAAATAAGTTTGCTTATTGTAAAGTTACATCCATTTTTGGAGTATGATAGAAAAAAGATAATAGGAGCTCTAAAAAGTAAACTATATACTTGACATGGATTAATTTTCATGTTAGTATACACAAATCATGATGATATCGTGAACAAGAAAACATACAAAACATACGGAGACATACAATGGTAAATTTCGCAACACTTAAAAAATCATCAGGTTCAATTGAACGTCTAGCAAAAGAACTTGAAAAACTAAATGCACCAGCAACAGAACGTAAAGAAGATGATAGGTTCTGGCAACCAGAAGTAGATAAATCTGGTAATGGTATGGCTGTAATTCGATTTCTTCCTGCATCAGCAGTGGATGGTGATGATGGTCTACCTTGGGTACGCATTTTTAATCATGGTTTCAAAGGACCATCTGGCAAATGGTATATTGAAAATTCTCTAACAACTCTTAATCAAAAAGATCCCGTTTCAGAATTTAATACACAACTTTGGAATGCTTCATCCGAAGATACTTCACCACAACGTAAACAAGCCAGAGAACAAAAGCGTAGACTAACTTATATTTCAAATATTCTAGTTATTTCTGATCCAAAGCATCCAGAAAACGAAGGTAAAGTTAAACTCTTTAAGTATGGTAAAAAAATCTTTGATAAGATTTCTATGCTTATGGATCCAGAATTTGAAGGTGATACTGCAATCAATCCATTTGATCTATGGAAAGGTTGTAACTTCAAGTTGCGAATTCGAACAGTAGAAGGTTATAGGAACTATGATCAATCTACATTTGAATCTCCATCTGTTTTAAATTCTGATGACTCAAAGCTCGAGGAAATGTGGAAATCACAATATTCTCTTAAAGAGTTTATCGATCCAAAGAATTTCAAGAGTTATGATGAGCTTAAGAAGAAACTAGAAGATGTTCTTTGTTTGAATGTTCCAACTATCAAAAATTCAGTGAAAGAAGAAAGTTCAACAAAGCGACAAACAGTTGAGACATATGAGGACGAAGATGATGATGATTTGAAGCAATTTAAATCATTGGTTGCATAATCTTTAATCGAAAGGAGACTGAAATTCAGTCTCCTTTTTTTTATGCATATAGTGTGTTATTATATGGTCTAATTGTCATAGTGTTATCATTATCATTTTCATAGAATCCTGTTGATTGTGTCATAATTCGTTCGTATGATGGATTAGCTGAATTCGTTGGTGATTCTAAATTTCCAGAGAAA